GGCTTATGATATATGAAGTAGAATTATCCGAACAGGCTGACAGTGATTTGAGAGGAATTTTTGAATATATTGCTTTTCTTAGAGTAATGTATGCCGGACGGGACATAGACAATCAGTTAAATCTCCACACAAAGCAATAAAGGATATGGTTTAAAGCAGTCTTTCCGTTATGATCGACTGCTTTTTTCATACTCAAAATCAGAAGAAAGGACTGAATTACGATGGAAGAATGTAGCGTATTGATTGAAACGACCAAATCAGCAGAGGATAAAACTTCTCGATGGTTTGATTTATCCATTGATTATGAGTTGTTCCGTGACCTGCTCGGTGTGGAAGTTCTTCACAAAAAATTAGCACTCAACCCTTGAAATAGCTATTCGGAGTTCGACAAGTTTCATCAAGCTTCAAACCGTTGATTTTACTGGATTTTTTGAAACCGATTATTTCGTCTGAAGTCATCTGAAAACGTCTTTATATTCAAAAATGGTACAGTAAATGGTACAGTAGAACATTGCTTATAATTTTACGCCTAGTCATCTGGGCGTATTTTTATGTCTACAAAAATATTGAATTGTTACCGATGTTCATATATCCTAAAGAAAACGTGTAAAGGAATTTTCTATATGACTGTCGGTAATTGTTTGATGTGCGGGGACAAACTTAAATATTATGATAGTGTTCGTAGAATTGTACGTACTAAGAGTCGAAAAAGCAGATGGATCATAGTACCACGGTATCAATGCATTAGTTGCAGATGTATTCGGAGATATTTGCCGGATTATATTTACCCATACAAACAATATGAATCCGAAATTATAGACGGGGTTATCGAAGGCTTAATAACCTGCAATACCATTGGTTTTGAAGATTATCCTTGTGAAGTAACGATGATACGATGGCGAACGCAAAATATACAACTCCCTTTATGAAATGAATACATATTTTATGGAGGTGCAGTATGAGTAGCGAAGAACAAAGACTGGAGAGTAAAATTCTTTATTTCGAGGACATGATGTTCAGATATAAAGGATATGAATACCAGAAAGTTGAAACTATCAGAAAAGAAATATCTGACATGCGTATTCAACTACAGAGAATTAGATTTAAAAACATGAGAAAGAGTCGCTAACAACGGCTCTTTTCTTTTTTTTTTTACATATATCCACCGAGGTTGTTTTTACCATTAACAATTTCTAACCTAGAATAGAATTCACAAGGAGGAAATACATTATGGCAACTACAATCAGACCGGAATTATCCGAAAAAAATCCTTATTGGATTGAAAAGCATCGCTACTACGAATTAAAACACTTCTGTCTTCAATATCCTATTTGGAGAAAAGCTTATGCATCACTCAATGGCTTCAGCAGTAAACCAATCGATTGGGCGATGTTCATAGTAACGAGCACACTTGGCGATCCAACAGCAAAAATTGGGATAGCAAGGGCGTACTATTCAGAACGCACTGACATGATTGAAAGGGTGGCTGAGCAGACAGATCAGCAATTAGCCCCATATATTTTAAAAGCAGTCACAGAAGGCTGGTCCTATGACATTTTGAAAGTTAGATTAGGAATCCCGTGTTGCAAAGATACTTATTACGAACTGTACAGACGATTCTTCTGGCTACTGAATCGAGAACGAAAATAGTTCGCAAAATTTACAAAGCATATTATGAGAGAATAAAACTACTAAATGACTAATGGCTATGGGTTGTGTATTACCTATCCAGGTGGGAGGCATTAAAAGGGGCTGACAGTTTGGTGGTTAGATACACGTTCTCTCTTTTCTTTTATCCTAGATTAGAAAACAGGATGGAGGTTACCGAAAAACATGCTAATTTGATATTTGAAAAATTGCCGGATGGTGATTTTCAGAAAACTTTTTGAAAGGAGGAAACCATGAATTTGATAATCGTATTACTGATCGGTGTTGTTATCGGAATGCTTGTATCACGATTTATATTCAGAGAGAAACCTGTTGGTTCGCTGAGGGTCGATGAATCAGATCCAGACAGCGGACCTTATTTATTTCTCGAATTAGATCGTTCCGGGGCAGATGCGATATATAAGAAACGCTATGTCTGCTTACGGGTTGAGCTGAAAAATTATATTTCGCATAAATAACACTTTCTATTATGGAATGAACCTAATAATTATTTGAAAGGAGAATCAAAATGGAAGAACAGAACATTGAAGAATTATTGAGCGAGGAGATTGCGGCACAGATTCAGGCTTTATCTGCAATGCAGTCCGGAACAAAGGAAAAAACGGCAGCGATTGATGATTTGACAAAGCTTTATAAGCTGAGAATCGAAGAAAACAAGAGCGTGTGGGATGCTGATGAAAAATACAATCGGCGTGTTATGGATGACGAATCCAATAATAAAGATTGTGATTTCAAAGAACGGCAGATCGCCGAGCAGGTTAAAGATCGATATTTCAGAGTTGGTATTGCTGCGGCAGAATTATTGATTCCGCTGATGTGCTACGGAATCTGGATGAATAAAGGATTCAAGTTTGAAGAAACTGGAACATTCACTTCATCAACATTCAAAGGTTTGATTAACCGTTTTAGACCTACTAAGAAGTAAATTGGAAAACTCCAGACATTGAGGGGACGTGTATGATGCATGTTCCCTTAATTTTTGCTCGTACATTTTACAAGTGCTTTTATGAAGAAAGGAGTGACTTTATATGAGTAAAATCTACATTGAAGTACCAAAAACCACAAACATGTCAACAGTAAGCATTCCGTGCGGAGAGAACGAGGATTACTTATGGCAGTTTACAGTGATGTTTGAAGAAAGCGAGTATTTGCAGAAGCGAATCGTAACTATTATGGACAACAACTGTGATGAGGATTGTGAGCCGACAATCCAGAGTCAGCTTGTTAAGAATGGGAACGATAGGAAAACTGAATTTGAATACCATATTGATCAAACAGATCTGAAAGCTGATGTAACAATCACCGTGTTCTTCTGTAAGGAAAATAAGATTATGATTGTCGAGTGGTAATAATGCTTCAGGAGATGTGATTATATTTGCATCTCCTTTTCTTTTTTGCGTGAAAAATACATGGCTCTTTATGAGAGAATAAAGCTTTATCTCTTGAACAGATTAAATATGACCGTTATACTTATAGAAAAGTTCGGCGGGCAGATGAATTTGAAAGGAGATTTTAGCATGAGTATTTTTAACGAAGAACAGGTTAAGGCAATGATGAGCGGAAGATATATTTGCTCTGAGTGTGGAAGCGTTATGGAATTTGAAGATGAGTGGGAGGACACATTGGTTTGCCCCCACTGTGGACACAGCGTTGATTTAGATGAGTATGGCTGTGAAGGAGACGATAAGTACGAAAACGTATATCCAACCAGAGAAGAAGTTCTCAACATTGCAGACGAGGACGATCGTCAGAAGAATAAGTAAAAATATTATTAGCTAAAGTGAGAAGGGTCTTAGAGAAATCTAAGGCTCTTTTCTTTTTGGGGTTTGGGAGAAATAGATGCGATACCATTATACAAAACCGGATATTTATCTGTCCATGTATGGAGAATTATATATTTGCAATCATCCGGTTTATAATCGTTGTACTCTATTCACGATAGGAGATAAAGGTTTATCTGTGATTCAACAACGTTTCAATGCGGACACAAAAAGCACATATTGGACAGAGGTTGATTCCTGGCTGACAGATTCGTTATATTTGCATCCTAAATTTAAAGAATATTTCGATAGTCGAGCAGGAAAGTGTACGGACGGCTTATATCCAACAGTTACAATTCGGCAAATCATGTGGGCATTAAAAATGAAGCCGATACAAAGGCAAAGATGGGAAACATGTTTCGATCGACGTGATATTTAATCGCAAAATTTACAAAGACTTTTATGGAAAAAGAACTAAATATTTTCGCATAAAGGAGAAAGAAAAATGATTGAAACTTATGTATCTATCGGAAAAGTAACTGATTATGCGATTGGCGTTCTTAAGTATTTTGCTACGGCAAGCTCGGTGTTACTTGTGAGTATTATCGGGGCTTTGCTGGCTTGGTTATTTTTGGGTGCTGTCGGTATGGTTATTGCCATCATAGGTATTGTGGTAGCGACCATTGTGCTAACTTTGGGAATTTATGAGTTACATATCCAGAAAAGAAGGAGACGCTAACAACGTCTCTTACTTTTTCGCCAAAAATGCAGTTCCTTTTATGAAAAACTGAAACTTTGAAAGGGGTAAAAGGAGCATGGATGAAATGAGAATAGTATCGAAATTTACAAGAGGAATCATTTCCAAAGCAATAAAAATGCTGATTCGTAAAAAGACAGGATATAATGTTGATATCCGGTTGAACGAAGCAATCACAACAATAAGCGATGGAAAGACTCATCTTCATTTGGATATCGATGCTGAATTGGACAAGAACGATCTTATAAATATTTTAAAGAGTATTGGTTTGAACTAACCGAGAGGGGCGTATACAACGCCTCTTTTCTTTTACTTCGTAAAATTTACAAGGCATATTATGAGAGACAGTAGCTCAGTGGGAGAGCAAGAGACCATTACGTCCCTGAGTCGATGGTTCGAATCCATCCTGTCTTTCTTTTATTTTTGTAGAAAGGAGACGAAGAACGATGTCTATCGAGCAACTCGACTTGCTATTATCTGATACGTATCAGATGGATGCATGGTTTCCAGCACATTTAAAACTGAGAAAGGAATTTGAAAAATCGAGCTATTCGGTATGGGCTATTGATGAGTTGAAACGGTATATCGTTGATAGACTCTACCCACAGCAATCCGGATCTGTAGACGATTTCATTATATTTGTCAGTGGCTTCAGACAAATGATGAATCGCTTTTCAAAAATCAGACCAGAAAACAATTTTATGTTTTCAGTAGCAGTGGACGTATCCACAGACGTCCTTGATATATTACATGCTATGAAATAACACGAAAGGAGAATGACATGAAGAAATTAAATCTTCAAAGACTTGCTCAGAGGTCAAAAAATTATCTGAGAAAATCGTCACCAACGATATTGTCTTGTATTGGTGCTGTTGGTGTGGTAGCAACATCCGCGTTGGCAGTGCGGGCTACTCCGAAAGCGATTCGTAAGATTAGAGCGGATAGCAAAATGAATCACAACGGTGATCCAGAAGCTTACAGTAAATTGGAGGCGGTACGATCGGCATGGGTTTGTTATATTCCGGCGGCGATTAGCGGAACTGCAACGATATTCTGTATATTTGGTGCTAATGTATTGAGCAAACACCAGCAGGCAGCCCTCACCAGTGCTTATGCGTTGCTGAACGATTCCTATAACAATTACAAGACTAAATTGAAAGACCTGTACGGCGAAGACGCTCATCAGAAAATTATCGATGCGATTGCATCCGAAAAGGCGAAGGACGTTTACATCACATCGACGGGATTATTAAGAAATAGTTCACTCGATTTTGATGAGCATGATCCAAACGATGAACGATTATTTTATGATGCGTTTTCGAACCGATATTTCGAAAGCTCCATCAATAGGGTTATTCAGGCAGAATATCATTTGAACCGTGATTTCGTTATAAGTGGTTATTTGCCTGTGAATCATTTCTACGAACTTCTTGGTCTTACACCGTTAGAGAGTGGAAATGCCGTTGGTTGGAGTATTGATGATGGGTTATGTTGGATTGATTTTAATCATTCAAAAGTAACGTTGGATGACGGACTTGAAGTGCTGGTTATAGATATGGATTGGGTTCCAGATGTCGGATGGGATGCCGAGTAAGTTTAATTATTCGCATAAATTACAAGCCGTATTATGAAAGGAGAGTGTCATCATGAACAATAAAAGCAAATGGATTAAAGCTATTGGAGTAGCAGCGACCGTGATCGGTGTTGGTGTAAACCTTATTACCGATTGGGTTAATGAACAGAAAATGGATGAAAAGATTGAGGAAAAGGTCAATGAAGCACTGGCCCAGAGAGACAAAGATGAAGCGGAGGAGTCCTAACAAGGCCCTTTCGCTTTTCTTTTGGAGGAAACGGATGGGAGCACCGACTGAAAGAGCTATTTATACGATCAAATATGCCATCGCGACAATGCCGATAAAGCAGCGTGGTTATAACTTTAAGCAGGCAAGTTATATGAGATGGGCCGGACGAGAATTGTTGATGCAACTCAATAAATATCCGCAAATACCGCCATTGATGGTGATCGAATCATTCAGAGATGAATGCGATTCATATTCATGCTTAAATCCTAAAACAAGCTATACCTTTTCTTGTGCGAAAGACATGCTTGAATGGATTATAGACCTGCTGATTTCATAGGTACCAAATTAAATTTATATATTTGAAAGGAGAACGACAATATGTGTACAAGAGAAATGACTTTAGGAGAGGAAATTATCAGCTTAACCGGAAAAGGTGTTGACATTCCAACTGTGGAGAGAATGTATAGAAAATACATTGCTATTATCAGCGACGCCGATACAAAGAAGGTGACAGAAGAACTTTATCACGTTGATGTAAATGCATTATTTCCGACGATTGAAGCCATCTTTGGGAAAACCTATTCAATTCTTCCGGACGACATTGCTATCGGTGATCAGATTGAGATTCCTTTAGGCGATCTCGGAACCTTTACGGCAACTGTTCAGATGGTAAAAGACGATAAGGTATTATTCCTGTTCGATGATTATATCGTAAAACGCCCGATGAACGAAAACGGAAGCAATGAAGGAGGATATGAGAAATCTGATCTTAAAAAATGGATTGAAAATGATCTGTTTAAAATGTTTCCGAAAGCGTTAAGAAAACACATGACTGGGCTGACTATTCCTACGCTTGGTGAAATCTGCGGATGGGGAGACAACTGGGATAAAGAACATATCGAGCCCGATGGCGATGAGCAGTTACCGCTCATGAAACAGAGAAGAAATCGTGTTGCGTATTATAACAATGAGTGTTCAAGCGGCTGGCTTCGTAATGCTATGAAAAAGGAATTTTCTTCGGCTTACTTTGCCTTGTGAGCAACAATGGCTTTGCGGACTACGGCAGCGCTTCGAACTCGTTTGGGGTTCGTCCGGAATTCTGGTTGGTTAGATAAATCGCGGGGCCTTGTGCCCCGTTTTATATTTTATGGAGGATAAACTAAAATGCAGAAACCGAATTTGACTAAGATTTGTAGAACCGTAAAAGCATCTACGATCAAGCATAGTCCCGAAATTCTCACTGGTGTTGGAATTGCCGGAATGGTAACAACTACAGTAATGGCCGTGCGAGCGACTCCTAAGGCAATCAGACTGTTAGAGGACGAAAAACATCGTCAGAACACAGATAAGCTGGAGCCGATTGATGCTGTTAAAGCGACTTGGAAATGTTATATTCCTGCGGCTGTAACAGGAACAGTGTCAGTTGCTTGCCTCATTGGGGCAAGTTCCGTAAATGCTCGAAGAAACGCAGCACTGACAGCAGCATATACACTTTCTGAATCAACATTGAGAGATTATCAGAAAAAGGTAGTTGAAACCATTGGTGAGAAGAAGGAACAGACGATTAGAGATGAGGTTGCTAAAGAACGTCTGAAAAGAGAACCCGTTGAGAATAAAGAAGTAATCATAACTGCAAAAGGTGACACTTTATGTTTCGATGCTGTGTCAGGTCGATATTTCAAATCTGATATTGATAAGCTGAAGAAAGCCGAGAATGAATTAAATCGGCAGATGAGGGATGAGATGTATATTTCCCTTAATGATTTTTATTATGCGATTGGACTGGAGCCGATTAAGCTTGGCGATGATCTTGGATGGAATATTGACAATGGCTATATTGATCTGAGATTTAGTTCTCAGCTGGCTTCAGACGACACGCCTTGTCTTGTAATCGATTACGGATATGGACCCAGATACGATTTCCGTAATTTAATGTAACGGTTCGCAAAATTTACAAACACTATTATGGAAGAACCACATATTTCAAATCTGAAAGGAGAACATATTATGGAGAACAACAACGAAATCATGAACAACAACGAAGAGGTTATTGAAACAGCTACAGAGGAAATCGTAAAAGCGACTTCTAACGGCGGTATGAAGAAGGCAACAACTATCGGATTGGCTATGATTGCAGGTGCATTAACCTACAAATTTGTAGTCGTTCCGACAGCAGCAAAATTCAAAAACTGGCGTGAGAATCGTAAAACGGTTGTAAATCAGCAGCAGGACGATGCAATCGACGGAGAGTTCAGAGAAGTCGATGAGGAAACCGAGGATGATTCTTTATAATAATTGAATCGATGATTCAGACAGAGGGAGAGTACCTATAACAGGGTGCTTTCCCTTTTGCTTTTTAAGGGAGGTGTCCTATGAATCGGTACATGTACGATGGTCCAGTTATGGAATTTAATATCTGCGTTGCAAATAGATGGCAGGGTTCTACATACGCTGCATCCGAACAGAAAGCCAGAAGTAATTTGGCATATCAATTTAAGAAGAAAACAAACCGTATTCCAAGTACGAGGATTACCCTCCCTGGAAAAGTGGTAACGGTTAACTGAAAGGAGAATTAGAGATGGATGAATACAAATCCAATTCCCACAAATCACGCCAGAATCAGAACGACGATATTCCGGAAAAGAAAGTGGAAAAAGTTGTCAGTGGTTCTGTGAAATCAAAGAAAAAGAACGGTCTTCAGAAGATTACAAATGTATTTGTTCCCGAAGATGTTGATGATGTAAAAAGCTATATTTTCGAGGACATTGTAGTGCCGGCGGTTAAGGATATTATCTTGGACGCTGTACGAGCATTCCTTGGTGTAAATGGAACTTCGAGAGGACGATCTTCTACATCATCCAAAATTTCGTACCGTAAGTATTACGATGATCGGGATCGCAGAGATTCGGCACCGACCAGAACAAGAACTGGGTACGATTATGACGATATTATTCTGGAAACACGTGGGGAAGCGGAAGACGTTCTTGAAAGAATGGAAGAGCTGATTGACATGTATCAGCTGGTTAGCGTTGCTGACTTTTATGATTTAGTCGGCGTTTCTGGAAATTATACAGACAATAAATATGGATGGACAAACGTTCGGAACGCATCTGTAGTCCGTGTGAGAGACGGATATATGATCAAACTTCCGAAAGCTTTACCATTAAATTAGGAGGATATTATGTACGAATCAGATGATAAAATGGTGTCTCATCCGAGCCATTATCAGTCAGAAACAGGTTTGGAAGTAATCGATGTTATTGAGGCATTCACTTTCGATTTAAAAGGTATCGAAGCAACCGATACTGGTAACATTATCAAGTATGCGTGCCGCTGGAAAAATAAAAACGGCATTCAGGATTTGAAAAAGATCATGTGGTACACACAGCACTTGATCGATCATTTAGAAAAAATCAAAGAGGAGAATAACTGATATGAAGAAAGAAGAAATCATGAAGAACGTTTCCACGACCTTCAGCAAAGTAAGTGTGAAACTTAAGAAGCATAGCCCAGAGATTCTGGTAGTGGCCGGTGTTGTTGGCACTGTTGCAAGTGCTGTTATGGCTTGCCATGCAACAACTAAGTTGGACAGCGTATTGGAGAAGTCCAAGAAAGATGTTGATGCTATCCATAAATGTGCTGAAAATGAGGAACTGGCAGCTGAGTATTCTAAGGACGACGCAAAGAAAGATCTGGCTATCGTTTATGTACAGGCTGGTGTAAAAGTCGCTAAGCTCTATGCTCCTGCTGTTGCTCTTGGAACCTTATCCATCGCAAGTATTGTTGCGTCTCACGATATTCTCAGAAAGAGAAATGTAGCTCTTGCAGCAGCATATGCAACTGTCGACAAAACTTTCAAAGAATATCGTAATCGGGTTGTTGAACGCTTTGGTGCTGAGGTAGACAAAGAACTCAGATATAACATCAAAGCGAAGAAATTTGAAGAAACCGTAACAGATCCCGAGAGTGGTAAAGAAAAGAAGGTAAAGTCTACTGTTAATGTCGCAGCAACTGATGTAAATGGCTACGCACGTTTCTTTGACGAGTCTTGTGAGGCTTACGAAACCAATACGGATTACAATCTTATGTATCTTCGTTCTCAGCAGGCTTTGGCAAATGACAAACTTAAAGCTGATGGATATTTATTCTTGAGCGATGTGTACGAGCAGCTCGGTATTAAGCGGACAAAGATGAGCCAGACTGTTGGTTGGATTTATAAACCTGAAGGTAACGACAACGGTGACAACTTTGTCGATTTCGGTATTCTGGAAACCAATCGTGAGACTGAAGATGGCGGTTATGAAAAGGCTATTCTCATGGAGTTTAATGTGGATGGACCGATTCTTGATCTGATCTAATTTTATAAGGAGGGCATATATGCGAAGTTATATTCGTACAATGCTCCTTCCTACTCTTTGTGTATTTATGATTATTTGTAGCGGATTCGTCTGCTCAGCAGAATCTGTGAATCGTTATGAATATATCGAAATACAGCCGACTTTAAAAGCTGAACCCATCGAACCTATTGTAATTATTTCTGAGCAACCCTTAGAGGAAACGGTGTCGGCAGTTGAAATCGAAGAGTACGTGGAGGACACACTATTACCACGGGAAGACATTGAGCTGATTGCTCTTGTTACCATGGCAGAAGCTGAGGGGGAGTGTGAGGAAGGGAAGCGATTGGTGATCGACACCATATTGAATCGGGTTGATTCTGTATATTTTCCGGATAATGTACACGACGTTGTGTATCAGAAGCATCAATTTTCTTCTATGTGGAATGGAAGAATTGATAAATGCATTGTGGATGAGGATATTTGTCAGTTGGTTGAAGAAGAACGCAAATCAAGAACAAATTCTAATACGATATTTTTCACAGCTGGTGGATACGGGAAATATGGAACCCCGATGTTTCGGTTAGGAAATCATTATTTTTCAAGTTATGAATAAAGAAAGGAGTCCTGAACTATGACAGGTTTTATGGGATTAACGTTTTCAGCGTTTGCTGGTATTTGCTTTGTTGGTGGTCTCGCCGTTCTTATGGGCGGAAAGGAGCATCATTGATGGATGGTATCGGAAATTTTATATCCATGATGGATTACATATTGGATACGAAAAGAAAAAGACATATTACTGGAGGCATTCTACTGAGTGCCTCTTTACTTTTTGGTGGGTTGGCACTCACCGTTATGACAATACAGAACGAGGAGGATGAGGATGAGTAATAGATCTCTGTTTTCTTTAGGATTTATCATTGGTGCAGCCTCTGGTGCAACAGTAGCATGGTATCTTCTGAAGGATAAATACGAAACACTTGCTCAGGAGGAAATTGATTCTGTAAAAGAAGTATTTGCTAGACGTGAGCAGGAAATGAAAGATGAAACTGTAAAGAGGAATGTGGCAGAGGGAATCAAGGATTCTGATCGAACAAAACCGGATCTCAAAGAATATGCTGAACAGCTTAAAAAGAACGGATATACAAGATATTCCGATCTGAGTGCCGATGATGAGGGTGTATCTGATAAGCAGACGAAACCGTATGTGATTCCTCCAGAGCAGTTCGGAGACGATGAAAGTTATGATCAGATTAGTCTTACCTATTACGCAGATGGCGTTTTGGCAGACGAAAATGATGAAGTAATCGATGATGTAGAAGAAACTGTTGGAATTGAATCTTTGAATCATTTCGGAGAATATGAGGACGACTCTGTATTTGTTAGAAACGATACAAGAAAGTGCGATTATGAGATTCTCCTTGATCAGAGAACATATTCTGAGGTTGCGGAAGAGATGCCGCATCGGATGGAGGTATGATGACACGGGATGAGCTGAACAATGCGTACTTTGAGTGGATGTATCAGCTCGTTTGCGATGATGAGTATTCGAAAGGTTTATCGTATCGAAAGCTTTTATATTTGCTTCACGATACAGATTTCACGTATACGATTGCTATGGATAGTAATCGCTATGAAGATGGAATTGATCTTCGATACAGATTCGGGAACGAGCATGGATATCCGGATAGTATGATTGCAAGATATTTGGACAATCGTCCGTGCAGTGTTTTAGAAATGATTATTGCCCTTGCTATACGCTTAGAAGAGCACATCATGGATGATCCGGACATCGGAAACAGAACCGGCCAGTGGTTTTGGGACATGATTGTGAGTCTTGGATTAGGCTCTATGAATGATTCCAAATTCGACAAAGGTTATGTAATCGATATACTTCGGCGATTCCTTAATCGTGACTACGGACGAGATGGCAAGGGTGGTTTATTTACAATAGAACATTGCAGATATGATATGCGTGATATCGAGATTTGGTATCAGGCTAATTGGTATCTCGACAGCATTAGATAGGAGAGTATCATGAGCCATAGCGAAGTTTATAAATGGTTTGAATTATATTTTCCGCAATATGCCGGGAATAAAGTTGAAGCGTGGTTTCAGAACGGAAAGAACAGCATTCGCATCCGTCAGACAAACCATCAGGAATTTATATTTACATTCTCGGATAAAGGAAATTGGAGATTTGAAACCGTTGAAAGTTATATGAAGGGACTAAAAGGAGGTAAAAAATAATGATCGATATGATCACTTATATTTTCAGTAGCTTACGGTCATCGGAAAAACGCCTTGATGCTATCACCAGAGCCGTACGTAAACAGGGTAATTTCAATGCCAAGCTTACAGTTTTTGCGGCCGTAACAACTGCAAACTTGATCATTATACAGATTGAGCAGAAAGATCAGGCTATGCGTATCAGAAAATTAGAAAAGGAAATCGAGGATCTTAAACATCCGGAAGGAGAGTAAAAAATGCGATGATCGACTTTATGGTGATTTCAACACGTTCAACGAAACGTGGCACAATAGAAATCTATCCAAAGTTCATTATTAAAAAAAGCACAGATCTAATGATTCGAGGTGGTGATTTCTATGCTATCTGGATTGAGGAACGTGGTTTATGGTCTACGGACGAGCAAGATGCCTTGCAGCTCATTGACCGCGAACTGGATAGATATGCTGAGGAGAACCGCCAGCGTTTTAACTCCGATATTAAAGTCCTGCATATGTGGGATGCCGAGTCAGGTATGATCGACTCATGGCATAAGTATTGTCAGAAACAGATGAGAGACAGCTTTCATACGTTGGATGACAAACTTATATTTTCCAATACAGAAACTAATAAAAAAGACTACGCCAGTAAAAAGTTGAATTATCCGCTTGAAGCTGGCGATTTGTCTGCCTATGAGAAATTGATGTCTACTTTATATTCGGAAGAGGAGCGGACAAAAATTGAGTGGGCTATAGGGTCAATCGTATCTGGAGAATCCAAAAAACTGCAAAAATTTATGGTTTTATACGGAGCTGCTGGAACAGGTAAATCCACAGTTCTTAACATTATTCAGCAGCTTTTCGACGGATACTATTCTGTATTTGACGCAAAAGCACTTGGATCTTCCAGCAATTCATTTGCATTGGAAGCATTTAAAACGAACCCTCTGGTTGCAATTCAGCATGATGGCGATTTGTCAAGAATTGAGGATAACACCAGATTGAACAGTTTAGTATCTCATGAGTTGATGACTGTTAACGAAAAATTCAAGTCTACATACTCAAACCGGTTTAAATGTTTCCTGTTTATGGGAACAAATAAGCCGGTCAAGATTACGGATGCGAAGTCTGGTCTGATTCGAAGATTGATCGATGTATCGCCGTCTGGAAATAAGCTGAACCCCAAAGAGTACAAAACGATTGTGAAGCAGGTGGAATTTGAGTTGGGAGCTATCGCTTATCATTGTCAGGAAGTATATTTGGGCAATCCTGGTCGTTATGACGATTATATTCCGATCACGATGCTTGGTGCATCTAATGATTTTTACAACTTTATCATCGATTCATACCATGTATTTAAGAAAGAAAACGGGACAACTCTGAAAGCTGCATGGGAGATGTATAAAACATACTGTGATGACGCAAAGGTCGGATTCCCGTTTTCGCAGAGGGTATTTAAAGAAGAACTTAAAAACTATTTTCATGATTTTCAGGAACGCTTCAATCTCGATGATGGAACTCGTGTTAGAAGCTATTACATTGGGTTCCGGACAGAAAAATTTGAAGAGGAGACCGTAGAGGAAAAGACGGAAGCAGTCAAACCGACACTGATCCAATTTGATAGCACCGAATCCATATTCGATGATGTGTGTTCGGAATGCCCCGCACAGTATGCTTCGGAAAACGAAACACCTCAGAAAAAATGGGATTCTGTTCGCACAAAATTATCTGGAATTGATACAAGAAAACTTCATTATGTGAAAGTTCCGGAGAATCATATCGTAATCGACTTTGATATTCCGGATGAATCTGGAAACAAGTCATTCGAAAAGAATTTAGCTGAAGCAAGTAAGTGGCCGCCGACCTATGCAGAGCTTAGTAAATCAGGACAAGGTATACATCTTCATTATATTTATACTGGAGACCCGACGCAGCTTAGCAGGGTATATGACGACCATATTGAAGTTAAGGTGTTCACAGGCAAAAGCTCATTGCGACGTATGTTGTCAAAGTGTAATAATTTGCCTATCGCAACAATTAGCTCCGGTTTACCGCTGAAAGGAGAACAAAAAATGGTAAATTTTGAAGCGATTAAGAGCGAGAAAGGGCTTAGAACACTGATTAAACGGAATCTTAATAAAGAGATACATCCGGGAACTAAGCCCAGTATCGATTTTATCTACAAGATACTGGAAGATGCGTATGGAAGTGATTTGAAATATGACGTCACAGATATGCGCAATGCAGTATTGGCATTTGCAGCGAACAGCACTCATCAGGCGGATTACTGTATTAAGTTAGTCAACAAGATGCAGTTTAAATCCGCAGATCCGTCCACAGCGGTGAAAAATGATGATGCAAAGCTGGTATTCTATGATATCGAGGTTTTCCCAAACTTATTCCTTGTAAACTGGAAGATTGAGGGTGAGGGAAAGCCAGTTGTAAGAATGATTAACCCGTCTCCGAGTGAGATCGAGGAGCTGATGCGGTTCAGACTTGTTGGCTTCAACTGTCGGAGATATGATAACCATATTCTGTACGCAAGGTTAATGGGTTATACAAATGAACAGCTCTATAACCTTTCGCAGAAAATCATTAACGGAAGTCCGAACTGTTTCTTTGGAGAGGCGTACAACGTATCCTATACGGACGTGTATGATTTCGCTTCGGCTGGTAATAAGAAAAGTCTTAAGAAATTAGAAATCGAGATGGGAAACCTTATCGATGATGATCTCAAGAAAAAAGGATTCTCTGATGAAAAAATAAGAATTATCAAGGCGGGAACGCATCACCAGGAGCTTGGTCTTCCATGGGATCAACCGGTTCCGGAAGAGCTTTGGATTAAGGTCGCTGAGTATTGTGATAACGATGTTATTGCTACTGAGGCGGCCTTTAATTATCTTGAGGCTGACTGGACAGCACGGCAGATTCTGGCAGATTTAGCAGAGATGACTGTTAATGATACTACAAACTCTCTTACAACCAGAATTATATTTGGAACCAACCGGAAACCGCAGTCAGAATTCCATTACAGAAATCTGGCAGAGCCGGTAGAGTCGCTGGATAAAGAGAGTATGGACTTCCTTAAGGAAGCCTGCCCTAAGATGATGGAAGAGCCTCACTATGGTTGGAAGTACAACGATAAGAACGAAGTTCCATTCGAATCTCACAGCATTCTTCCATATTTCCCTGGGTATGTATTCGATCATGGAAAGTCTACATATCGTGGAGAAGAAGTTGGAGAAGGCGGATTTGCCCAAGGTGTTCCTGGTATGTACGGAAACGCAGCACTTCTGGATATTTCGTCCATGCACCCGCATAGTGCAATAGCAGAGGTTCTGTTCGGTCCGAGATTTACGAAAGCGTTCCGAGACATTGTTGAAGGTCGTGTGAGTATCAAGCATGAGGCTTGGGATATTGTTAATACGATGCTGGATGGAAAACTTACACCGTATATTCAAAGAGTAATCGACGGTGAGATGACATCTAAAGATTTGGCTAATGCTTTGAAAACAGCTATCAATTCGGTATACGGTCTGACATCTGCATCGTTTGATAATCCATTCCGTGATCCAAGAAACATTGACAACATCGTTGCAAAACGTGGAGCGTTATTCATGATCGATCTCAAGAATGAGGTCTTAAAACGTGGATTCAAAGTGGCTCACATCAAAACCGATTCCATCAAAATTCCTGATGCTACTCCTGAAATCATACAGTTTGTTATGGATTTCGGTGAGAGGTACGGATATACCTTTGAGCATGAAGCAACGTATGACCGTATGTGTCTGGTTAATGATGCTGTTTATATTGCGAAATATAAGTCCGCTGAAGAATGCCAGAAAATGTATGGCTATGTTCCAGGCGACAATAAAAAGAAAGGTGGAAAATGGACTGCAACTGGTACACAATTCCAGATCCCATATGTATTTAAGAAGCTGTTCAGCAGAGAAGAAATCGCATTTGAAGATATGTGCGAAACCAAATCTGTGAGCAGCTCTTTATATTTGGATTTGAACGAGGAATTACCAGATGTGGCTAAGGAAGAAAAGGAATTTAGTAAAGCTGAGAGTGATTATAAGAAAGGTCTTCTGTCAGATACGATGTTTGAAGATACCTGTCAAAAACTTACTCCGATAATCGAAAAAGGACACAATTATCGATTCATTGGAAAAGTTGGTCAGTTCTGTCCTATGAAAGAGGGTTATGGTGCGGGACTTCTTATGCGGGAAAAAGACGGGCGATATTATGCCGCAACTGGTTCCAAGGGATACCGTTGGATGGAATCGGAGATGGTTAAAGAACTCGGAAAAGAAGACGGAATCGATCGGTCATATTATGACAAATTGGTTGACGAGGCTGTAAAGACCATTTCACAGTACGGAGATTTCGAATGGTTTGTATCTGACGATCCGTATATTCCAGAACTCGGAGCAAACGATGCCGACGTGGATTGTGTTCCTTGGGCTATGCCGTGCGGAGATGAAAAATATCGAACATGCTTCGATTGTCCACATTTTAACAACGATAACTTCCATATGGATTGTGACCTAGATTATGATATTTCGGACATTGTTATGCGGCACGCAATGAATCAACCAGAAAACTAAAATAAAAGGAGATTTTAATCATGGCAAGAGCAAATGTGAATGAGCTTATTATCGAAAATGCTCGTATTATGTTCAGAAACTTTAGAGGAGAGGAGACAAAGTATAACAGAGCTGGCAATCGCAATTTCTGTGTTGTGATTCCGGATGCGAATCAGGCACAGCAGCTTGGTGAAGATGGATGGAATGTAAGAATCCTTCCGCCTAGAAACGAAGACGATGAACCGCTGCATTATATTCAGGTGGCCGTTCGCTTTGATAATATTCCACCGAATGTATATATGGTCACCAGAAGAAGCAAAACAAAACTCGATGAAGAGTCTGTAGATTCCCTGGATTATGCAGAAATTGCAAATGTTGATCTGATCATCAGTCCGTCCAGATGGGAAGTAAACGGAAAAACCGGTATCAAAGCATATTTGAAGACTATGTACGTTACGATTGAAGAAGACGTATTTGCAGAGAAGTATCAGGACGACGTGGACAATCCTCCGTTCGCATAAACTTTATATTTCTGGGTGTTGGTATAAAAGCCGGCACCCTTATTTATTGAAAGGAGAAAAACATGTTTTGGAATAAGAAAAAGTCGAAACCACAGATTAAGACTCTGACACCAAAACCTATTAAAACGAAAGAACCACCTCCTAAGTGGGAACCGCCTTTTGGCGAAACAAAAAAGAAAGAAGTAAAATCACCAGAACCTGTAATGAAAGCAGAATCAAAAATTGACTGGGAAGATAAATTCTTAAAATCTTTCCAACAGCTCACATACAGACATCGAGCATGGGACGTGTGGAGAGATTATATTTTGCTTCATTCATGTTCTATATCGAATGTGTTTGATAAAGGAAATTACGACCAAAGAGAGAAGCGATATTTGAAAATCATCAATCAATATTCAAAAGACGAGCAGGCTGTATTTCCAGAATTAGCAGCATATACAACTATGGCATTAGACCAGAACCCGGAACAGGATTTTCTTGGAAAAATGTTTATGCGGCTGAATCTTGGAAATCGTTCGACGGGTCAATTTTTCACGCCCTATCATGTGTGTGAACTTATGGCTGAAGTGGTAGCGACCGATGCTTTAGAGAAGATAGAGAAATATGGTTATATTTCGATTAACGATCCATGTTGCGGTGCCGGAGCAACTTTGATTGCCGGTGTGCATGTAATACGAAAGCAGCTTGAGCGCTGCGATCCGCCGAGGAACTACCAGAATCATATCCTAGTAGTTGCACAGGATGTTGATGAAATTGTTGGACTGATGTGTTATATCCAAATCTCGCTTCTTGGATTGGCAGGATTTATAAAAATAGGTAATTCGATAACTGACCCAATGTCTACGGATGATTCATCTGAAAATTATTGGTACACGCCTATGTATTTCTCAGATGTATGGAGTACGAGACGAATGATAAATCAAATGAACAAAATATTTGGAAAGGGTGATGACGAATGAAAAAAAGATATTCTATTCCGAAAGAGCAGTGTGTATGCGGAATAACCGAGTTGTATGATAACGCTGCTAAAATCATGGGAATTTCTAATATTGAAAAGATTCAATACGATTGCCGGAAGATATCTATTACCAAAAAGGTGTTGGATTGTATTTTTGAATTTTACCACTCCCAAAATTGTGATGACGAAACGATCGCCACATGGATGCTATTATATGGTCCTAAAGCTGATCTCGAAGGAGAAGGATGTGAGTTCGAGATTGAAGATGGATTCGTCGCCAAAGGTGTGTGATGGCCGGGGTAGAATTACGGGACTATCAGGAAGAGGCTGTACGACGAATGCGAAATGGCTGCATACTTTGTGGTGGTGTTGGTAGTGGGAAATCAAGAACCTCTCTAGCCTACTATTATATTCGAAATGGTGGTGAGCTCGGAACAAATGAATATGTTCCTATGGACGATGTGAATATTAAGGATTTGTACATAATCACAACTGCTAGGAAACGAGATACCTTTGAATGGGAAGAGGAACTCTCGCCATTTCTATTATCAACGGATGAGAAAGAAAACCTATACACCAATAAGGTTGTAATCGATTCCTGGAATAACATCAAAAAGTATGCAGAAGTAAAGGATGCTTTCTTTATATTTGATGAGCAAAGAGTTATAGGGTCCGGAACATGGGTGAAAGCATTTTTAAAAATCGCAAAGGTAAACGAATGGATTTTATTATCCGCGACACCTGGTGATACATGGCAGGATTATATCCCTGTGTTTATTGCTAACGGATTCTATAAAAACCGAAGCGAATTCACGAGAGAGCATATTGTCTATAGTCGTTTTAGCAAATTTCCAAAAGTTGACCGATATTTGAATACTGGAAGATTGATCCGATTGCGAAATAAAATTTTGGTGAACATGGATTTTAAACGCCAAACAGTTTCGCATCATGAGGATATTTATGTCAAGTACAATATCGAAAGGTATAAAGATGTCGGAAAAACCAGATGGGACCCGTTTAAAAAAGAACCAATTATCAATGCTGCCGGTCTGTGCTATGTATGGAGAAAAATCGTAAACACCGATCAATCCAGACAAATAGCTTTACTGGAAATTGTGGAGAAGCATCCGAAAGCGATTATATTCTATAATTTCGATTATGAGCTTGATCTTCTGAAAGAGATATTCTCTGGATATGAAGTCGGAGAGTGGAACGGTCACAAACATCAGCCAGTGCCGACTAGCGATACATGGGTATATTTGGTTCAGTACAATGCCGGGGCTGAAGGATGGAACTGTATAACAACTGACACGATTATATTCTTCTCTCAGAATTATTCTTATAAAATCATGGCACAGTCGGCTGGCCGGATCGATAGGATGAACACACCATACACAGATCTGTATTATTATCATTTGAAATCTCGATCTGGTATTGATTTAGCCATAAGTAAAGCATTGAAAGATAAGCGAACATTTAATGAAACGAGGTTTGTGAAATGGTGACAATGATTTATAATTTGTGGATATTTTTAAACATTTTGTCAACCAGGTTGAAAAGTATGTCCGTGGAAGATTTTTACAGTCTGTTAATGGAGTGTGACTATCAACAGAGATTATACGCAATTTGGTTGAGATATTATATGTGAAAGGAAATATAAATGAATGCTATTCAAAAGTATATTCAGAAGAAACGTTTTGAAAAATATTTAAAGTTAAAACAAGAATTTGGATGCATCGAGCAGCCAAAAGTTTATGTTGTAGAACGAGATATCAAGAAATTGATAGCGGATAGGGGGTTCGATATTTCCTGTTTACCGGAAAGCGAATGGTCTAATATGATTGACCACTGCAAGTCAAAATTGGCATATGAGTTTGCAAAATCACTTATACCATATATGACGATCGAAGTCTTTGATTCCGAAATACGTCCGTTTACAAAGGTTGTCAGAGGAACATTGTATGTTGCTTTAGAAAGAGGAAAAAATCATGGAAAATATTTACAAAGAGGTTGATTTCGAAACCTATTGCGAAACCTGCGAGCATAAGGATTTAAAAGAAAATTTTGATCCTTGCAATGACTGTCTGGGGGAGCCTATGAATGCAAACTCGGAAAAACCTGTTTATTGGAAGGAGGCTGACAATGGTAGATAGCATTTTAGTCGGTGTAGATTTTTCAAATAACGATGATATTGGCTGTTTGATTGTTGGGAGAAAAAGGATGAATCAGTCAGTAGAGATTATCAATGCGTTTCAGGGAAAAGAAGCCAAAGAACTTTACGAAAAATTGGTAACGCCGAAGAAAGGGGGTCGGAAATGAGCTTTCAATATGATCAATATTTAGATAGACATCGTGCCAATGTAAAAAGAGGATTTGACTGGCTTTCTGAAAATTTACCAGGGGTTGTTGATACAACTATCACGGCTGGATGGAATACAGAATTTGCTCATGATAAATCCAAGGATGACCCGGATGAGTATGATGCTTACGATGCTTATTTTTATGGAAATAATCGATCATATGAAGTCGTCCAGAATTATCAGAGGGCATGGCTACGCCATATTCACAGAAACCCACATCATTGGCAGTATTGGGTTCTGATTCATGATGATATGGAAGATGGAGAACTCGAAACCGTATTGGAAATGCCATACGATTACGTTATCGAAATGATTTGTGATTGGTGGTCGTTTAGCTGGCAGAACGAAAATCTCTATGAGATATTCAAATGGTATGAGGAGCATTCCAAATATATGAAGTTAGCTCCCGGAACTAAAAATACAGTCGAGTATATTTTGAACATGATCAAACAGAAACTTAAGGAATTGCAGTATACGGAGGAATCATGAATAGAACGACAAAAATAAATATTTTGGCGTACGCTTCTGAGCCGGATAAAAACTTTAAATATGAAGGTGATATCGTTGACTACAAAGGAAAAAGATATTTTGTTAGTCTGGCTGAAGAACGTGTAGAATTTATCGGAATTATCAAGGAGGACAAGTAGAATATGAAAGCGATTAAAGAAAACTGGAAACTCGTATTGATTGTGGCCGCTGGAATTGTAGCGGTTATTTTTATGTGTATCTTTGGAATTCAGGGAGCACAGAACAAAGCGTTTGCATTGGAGGAGCAGGTCAATACGGCTGATTCTGACATCAAAGTACAGGAGAAAAGAAGAGTCGACCTTGTCTATAATCTGGCGGATTGTGTTAAGCAGTACGATAAGCACGAGGCAGAAACACTTACAGCTATTGTAGAAGGGCGAGGAAAAACAACCAATCTTGAAAATGTAAACACTGCGATTGCTGCGGTAACTGAGGCATACCCGGAATTGAAATCCAACGAGAATTACAAAGAGCTGATGAACGAGTTATCCATTACGGAAAATTTAATATCTGGATACAGAGAAAATTATAATAAGCAGATCAAAGAATACAACCGATATATCCGAAAATTTCCGACTCGCTTATTTTTAAATCTTCTCGGATATGAGGCTCGCCACTATGAGTACCTTAATTACGACGCACCTGTGGATGCACCTCAGAACTTATTCGGGGATTGATATTATGAGAAGAAGAGGATTTGATTTTGGAGAATTTGAAATCACAAAACGTGAGATTTTAGCAAGCATATCCATAATTGCTGTTCTTCTTCTCATCGGATTTGTGATATCCGGAAAGATTTCAAACTATATTCTGGATCGAAATGAGAAATACAATAAGGCTGTTAAAATTGAAGATTCCGGTTTATTTGAGTACGGGATGAGAACAAACATCGGCGATGCGTTTATTTATGGAGACTTAATAGCTGTAGATACGGTCTCTTATCCAGAAATTGGTGGCGAGTATATGTATGTGGAAAAAATAGAAGAACACTATAATAAACATACCAGAATCGTAACAACAACCGATTCAAAAGGGAAGACGCATACCAGAACGGAAACGTATTGGTCTTGGGATTATGCTGGCAGCGAAGAGCAAAAATGCTTAGAAATTATGTTCCTGGAGCAGCGTTTCGATTCAAATAAAGTAGATCTTCCAAGTGCAGATTATATTAAAACTATAAACGAATCTTATTACGTCCGCCATAAATATTATGGTGTTAATACTCAGTATACCGGAACTATATTTACCGAACTACGCGATAAAACAATATCAGATAATTCTCCATTTTACGAAGACAGCACTATAGATGAAACGATTGATTATTTAGAAACCGGTTTTGAATTGTGGATGTTTTGGGTGATTTGGATAATTGTAATTGGCTTATGTGTATTCGGCTTCTATTATATTGACAACGAATGGCTTGAGAATTGAAAGGAGAAAATTTAGATGAAAGCTAATATTATTGCAGTGGATTTTGATGGAACTTTATGTGAGAACAAATGGCCGGAAATCGGGATGCCGAACGAAGAACTTATTGAGTATCTGAAAAAAAGACAGGCTAACGGGGAAAAGCTGATTCTTTGGACATCCAGAAATGAAGAGCAGACCAAAGATGCCGTTGAGTGGTGCAAAGAACATGGTTTGGTGTTTGACGCAGTGAATGACAACCTTCCAGAAATCGTGGAAGCATTTGGTGGAAATTGCAGAAAGATATTTGCAAATGAGTACATAGACGACAGAAATCGTTCTATCAATTCTTGCCGCGAGAGATCAAATCTCGAACGCTGGGCTGAAAATGAGGTAGCTATTGCCTGTCGCCGTGAAAAACCGGACCGAAAAGACGGAGAATGGGATTATGGTTGTGCTTGCTATGAGAGTGCATTAAAAGCATTTCGCTCTCTGTGCGAGGATGGTCATTCCGGATTCAGCATTGGGCTGACTAAGGCTATTCTGAATCGTCTCATCAATAACAAACCGCTTCTTCCGATTGAGGATACGGACGACGTATGGACTGATATTTCTGACATCAGCGGCCTGAAAGGCGAAGAGGTCAACTATCAGTGCAAACGAATGAGCTCTTTATTCAAATATGTATACGCGGACGGTACCATTAAATACAGAGATGTCGATCGCTATCACGGTGTCAATATTAACAATCCTAATGCACCTTATCACAGCGGACTGATTGATACCGTCATGGACAAGCTGTATCCGATTACCATGCCTTACATGCCGGCAGATAGAGCGTATAAAGTTTATACGGAAGAATTCCTGGTAGATCCGAAAAATGGTGATTTCGATACGGTTGGAATCCTGTATGTGATTACACCGTCGCTCGAAAGAGTTGAAATCAACAGATATTTCAAAGAGGCTCCGAACGGCTTTGCTGAGATTGATGAGATCGAATATGTGAAAAGAAAAATGAAAGTTCAATGGCGTGATTTATTATCCAGCGATTTCAAGCGAATTGAAGAGGTATTCGGATTCGAATTATATGATTGGCAAAAGAAATATTTAAAAGGTGAACTTGATTCATTCCCGAATGGTCGTAGAAATGGCAAAACATTCGTTACTATTTTAAAAGGTCTTCTCTTAGATGAGGAAACCTTTACCATTACGGAATTGAAAAGAGGTTGTACTACTAATAAAAGGCGTAGTTATGTCCATGATCTTCTTGATATTGACAACAAATTATGCACCGCTGGTTTTACAACCAATTTAATAAAAGGGCGGTGATATCAATGGATCGAAGTAGATTTATCCAGGGGATGAATAGTGATATCGAGTTGTCAGAAAAAGAGCGACGACGGATAATCCGTAAAAGCGTTGAGACTCAGCCATGGAAATTAAAATGCACTATTGCCATGGAAGAGTTTGCAGAGCTTACTCAACAGATCAGTAAACAGATTCGAGGTTACGATAACAGAATTGGACTTTTGGAAGAGATGGCAGATGCTTATATTTGCCTGGAATTCCTTAAGTCCATTTTTGATATTACACCGGAAGAATTGCAGAAAGCTATGGATATAAAATTACAGAGAGAAAGGAATAAACAGAGATGAGTAAAGAGATTAAAATTGCTGGAAGTATTTCATTTGGAAGCAAGCGCCTTAATGTATATGGGGATCTGGACGCTCCGCTGTTCAAGGCAAAAGATATTAGTCATGCTATCGGCTACAGCAGCGGTAACGAGTGGAGAATGCTCGAAATGTGCGAAGAGGACGAAAAGCTGAAACTACCTTTGGTAGTAGCAGGTCAGAGACGTTCCGTCAACTTTGTGACTGAGAACGGTCTGTACAATATCCTTGCTCAGAGCCGTATGGAGATTGCCAGATCCTGGAGACGTGTGGTTCATGATGAGCTTATCAACATGCGAAAAGAAAAGGGTAGAAACATCACTGAGCAGTTCGAAGAGTGGGATCACGCAATGGATAACATTTACTTTGATGAAGAAACTGGTCAGCTTATGCAGTCGGTCACGGTTCCTGGCGGAGATGTAATCCAGATTCCTTATGAGAAGGAAGAAGAGTAATTAAAAATGTGGGCTATGCTGGACTCGGGAAGCATAATAATCCAGATTGGTGGGGATCTGGATATTTTGAAAGGAGAATTCGAATGATTAAATTAGAGCATGTAGTTCTGGAAAGTCCAGAGCAGATGGAGTTTATTATTGAAGGTATGCGTAATCCTATGAATTCATGGGAGAAGAGTGATAGCGAATATGAAACCGCTGGATACGATATTGTTGGGTTTGATCTTGGCGAAAACGATCACTCGCTTATGCAACGCTTATCTAATGCCGGTACAGACCATAGAAAGTTTATGAGAATGATGCCGGTATATGTAAGAATCACAGCACCGTTATATTGGTGGAAAGAATTTGATACATACAAAGTCGGAACTGTTTCCAACAGCTGTAGTACCATGCATAAAATCCAGGCCAAGGAATTTACGATGGAGGATTTTAGCTGTGAGCATCTTAATCGTATTGGAACTAGCTCTTTATGGGATATCATTGATATTTTAAATGTGGCTAGAAAGTTATATTTGAATGGCGGAGAATACAAAGGCGAGAATTATGATTCAAAGGATAAACAAGTATGGTGGCAGATGATTCAGCTTCTCCCGAGCAGCTATAATCAGACTCGTAATGTCATGATGAATTACGAGGTGCTGGCAAATATTTATAAGAGCCGTCGAGGACATAAGCTTGATGAGTGGGTGGATTTCTGTCATTGGATTGAATCTTTGCCGTATTCTGAGATTATTATGTCTTCATCCGGTTTAGATCTCAATTCAATTAACGCCTTACAGGGAGCGGCTAGAAATAGTAGCAAAGGTTATATTTATAAAAGAAAAACGGAGGATTAAGCAGATGAACGGGATGGTCAAAGTAAAAGATATTTTGCCGCTTGTAAAGTGGAATGACGTTCGACTTGTGTTGGGCGAAGAGGACGAAATCTGTTTGCTCAGGAAAGACTTTATTGCCGAGACCCTTTCCGACAAGATTTTAGGAATGATGGTTACCGGAATTGAGAACGACGAGGCTATTTTAGACACTGTCAATATCTATGTGTTCGGTTATAAAAAGGAGGATTAAATTTATGAATTTTACAGTTATGCAGCTTATCATTATGTTTCTTATTGGCTATGTGTGCTTATATTCTTTAGTAGATCGTATCATGAAATGCATCGAACATTGTGCTACGGCAAAAGCATATTCCAAATTTAGAGAAGCTGGTGCAATGCCTACTATGCATGATGTTTCGCTTGGAATCTCAGAGGAGAAAAACGGTGAGAAAAGACTTAATTAAAAACAAAATCTATGGAATGATATTCATTGTACTTGGAGCGTTGACAGCCCCCATTGAATGGGACGTAACGTTCTTTTTATTTGCCTTGTTTTTGGCCATTGTGCTGTTTGTAGCAAGAGAAAACTGTATTATGGATTAAGGAGGCGGCTGTATTATGGGCCGAGCTGAAAGGAGAAGGGCACAGAAGAGTGAGGTAAAAGCCAAGACAGCTACATATAACCTCACTAGAGCTCAGTTGGATGCGTTAGTACGGGAGAGAATCGATTACGAATTAAAGAAAGCCAGGGAAGATGCAATAGCTGATGCTACTATTCTCATGCTGACTCTCCCTCTTGAAGTATTGATGGATTATTATTGGACAAAGTCCTATTACAAACGAATTCCAGAATTCACAGGACATGTTCTCGAATATTTTGAAAAATGGCAGAACGGAGAATTGGATATGGATGTTTTGAGAAAAGACCTTTGGGAATATGGTGGGGTCAGATTTGAGGAGGTAAAACCTAATTAGGGATGATGAGTAAGGAAGATAGAAAAAATGCAGAGGGTTACAATGATCCGACAGCTTATGAAGCGATTAAAAATGCTGAGCAGAACCAGGACAAAGATGACGCACGTTTTCATCAATTATTGAATCTGCTATTTCAGCTTTGTGAGATCGCCGATTTTCATATTGAGGGGCGGATTGTATTAAAGGACAAGAAGACGGGAAAGATTTGGAGGTGATCGCATGAAAATCTGTAAAGTGAGACCAGACCGTTCAACATGTTCTGCTTGCGTTGCAACTCAGGAAATGTTTAATGTGATTGACGATTGCAGTAGATGTAAAACAAATGCCGATACATACGAATTGTTACAAATCGGAACCGGTTTTTGGAGCGGCGATTATGCCATGGTTCAAAAAGATGGAATTATCACTAAGGTATCATTAAGTCGAGTTTATGATGTAAAGGAGATATGATTATGACAGTAGAAGAGTTACAGAAAGCATGTGCAGTATTATCTGAAGCTTGGGTTAAGGCTATGGAACCACTGAAAAAATTGGCGGAGGCGTTGAATTCTGTTTCAGGACAAATCGAGCAGAGTGAAGAGAAACGGAAAATTCATATCGTTTGGAAGTGTAAATCCCACAGACATTTGCCGGATTCTACAATATCTACGTACACTTATAAGCCGGTCGGAAGACGAAATTTACCGTATCAGAGGAGGAATTTCTGACTGGTTTCAGCTAATCTAGGTTAAAAATCTTTGTAGTAGCAGGTCATTTTTCTGGTCACTTTTGGGTTTTAGGATTTGACCAGAACCCGGATATTTTTGACCAGAGCTGAAAAATTGGTGTCGATTTTGATAAAATTTATGAATTTTGGTCAAATTTCTGGTCATTTGCCCGGTTTTTCCCACTTTTAAAAAACCGGATTTGACCAGTAAAAACCCAGTATTTATGCGGGTTTGCGGGCTTTCTGCCCACTTTCCCACTTTTAATACAAAACTATTATGATAGAAAGTTTAAATATATATAGTAATTAGCGAATAAAAGCGGATTTTTGACCAGAAGCAAGAAAGAGGTGATATTCACGAATATAAAGCGTAAAGTTACATGGAAAGATATTTTCAACAATTTCAAAGCGGTGTATCCTAGATTATCGAAAGATGCTAAGGATTATCGTCCGTATAATTATATGAGCATCGTGGTATACTTGGCGGATGGCACGAAGATGATCTACGATGACATGGCTAAAAGAGCAAAAATGATTGCTGCATAGAGCTACACACCGTAACAATTTGCTTTCCATTTAGGTTGCTTCATGCTATACTATAAGAGCCACACAATCTAATATTTGAAATCGCGTTCGAGGGAATAACTTTGGTAAAAAGTGTATTCTCTTTTACTCGTACCCTTGAACGGCGAAGAGATTGTGTGGCAACAATGGGAGATGCACTTTTTCGGTGCGTCTCTGAAAATTGGGGCGCACTTTTTATTTGCCCTAAATTCATGCATGAGTATGGAAGGGGTAATTATATGGGAGCTAAATCAAACAAAAATATTTCAGGAGTTATAGGAGCAATCGGGGCAGTTGGTGGATTGATCACGGCTATTACGCCCTTAGTTGAAAAAGCCATAGACAATGCTCAAAACAATTCGGTGGAAAAGAAAGATGCTAAAGTTGATATTCCTGAATTGTATCGAAAAGGTTTTCCAATAGATCTGGAACAAGCAGAAGAGTTATTGACGGAACGAGGATTAAAAGTTTCTAAAAGCAAGATTAGGATGAGCGAGGCTGATCCTAAATACCGCCATTGTGAAGATACCCAGGTTATAGATTCGAATCCAAAGCAGGGTGTTAGGGTAAAAGTTGGAACAACTGTTTGTTTGAGATACATAACTGCGGAAGCTATTGAAGAAAGTCAAAAGATATTTGATGACAATATTCGTATTAAGCAAGAAGCTAAGGAACAAAAAGCCATAGAAAAACAGGAAAAGAAGGAACGCTTGAAAGAGGGCGTTTCAGAAACCGTAAATTCTGCTAAGAGTGAAATTGGAAAGATATTTAAGAAAGAACGAAAGAATGCAGAAAATGGGAAAGGAGAAGAAACAGATGAGTAAAGGCGGAAAGAAAAAACGTAGTACAGCCGGTTTGATTCTTGATGTCATTTTGACATTATGCACAGGGGGACTGTGGCTGATTTGGATATTGATCCGATATTTGAGAAACAACAGCTGATAACTACATATTTTGACAGAGATGCTTAATCGTGTCTCTGTCTTTTTTTATGCTCTTTTTTGCACGCGAAAAAAACATTCCCTTTTATGAAGAGAGAGGATAAATAGGCATTTTATTAAATGTCGCATTCTCTTTTGCATTTTATAAAAATTAAAGGGAGGTTCTATTTATGTTGGAAAATAAGTTCCAGGCAAATCTGATTAAAGAACTGAAAGCAAGATTTCCAGGTTGTATTGTTATGAAAAACGACCCGACTTATATTCAGGGAATTCCAGATTTACTTGTTCTTCATAAAGATAAATGGGCTTCCTTAGAATGTAAAAAAAGTGCGAATGCAAAGAAGCAGCCGAATCAAGAATATTACGTGGATCGTATGAATCAGATGTCATTTTCAAGATTCATATGTCCGGAAAATAAAGAGGAGGTACTGGATGAACTTCAACAATCATTCGAACCTTGAAGGACAACACGCCTTTCTTGGTGCCAGTAAATTTCACTGGATAAATTATAGCGAAGATAAAGTTGCAGATGCATATAGAAATTTTCTTGCCACTCAAAAAGGAACCATGCTTCATGCGTTTGCCGCACAATGCATAACACTTGGACAGAAACTTCCGAAATCTCAGAAAACATTAAACATGTATGTGAATGATGCAATCGGGTTTAAAATGACACCGGAACAGATTCTGTATTATTCAGATAATTGTTTTGGAACAGCCGATGCTATTTTGTTTCGGAATAACTTTTTAAGAATTCATGATTTAAAGACTGGAAAAATCCCAGCACATATGGAGCAACTTGAAATCTATGCGGCTCTTTTCTGTTTGGAGTATAGAGTTAAGCCTGGAGATATTGAAATGGAATTGAGAATTTATCAGAATAATGAAATTCTCTATCACAATCCAACGGCAGAAGATATTGCTCCAATTATGGATAGCATTATTACTTTCGACAAAGTAATCAAAAAAATCAAAGAACAGGAGGGGTAATCGATGAATCCTATTGTGGAAGATATTTTAATGCATTATGGTATGCCACGACGTTCTGGACGTTACCCTTATGGTTCTGGAGAAAATCCATATCAGCATAGCGGTGACTTTCTGAGCAGAGTTCAGGAATTAAAAAAATCCGGAATGAGCGAAACAGACATCGCAAAAAATATGGGTTTAACAACCACACAGCTTCGAACCCAGATGAGCCTTGCTAAAGATGAACGAAGAGCACTTCAGGTTGCCACCGCAAAGGGGCTTCGCGAAAAAGGTTATAGTTTAAATGAAATAGCAGCTAAGATGGGATTCTCAAACGACTCTTCTGTTCGCTCATTGCTTAATGAGTCTTCGGAAACAAGAATGAATCAGGCAAAAGCAACAGCTGATATTTTGAGAAAGTTGATCGAAGAAAAAGGAATGATTGATGTTGGAACCGGTGTTGAGCGTGAATTAGGTGTTTCAAAGGAAAAACTTAATCAGGCTCTATATATGCTTGAGTTAGAAGGATATCCGATTTATGGCGGAGGCGTTCCACAGGTTACGAATCCAGGTAAGCAGACCAACATTAAAGTTATTTGTCCTCCTGGAACAGAGCATAAAGATATTTATGACTTTGAGAATGTGCATTCTGTAAAAGATTACATTTCGTATGATAATGGAGAATCGTTCAGAAAAGCGTTCGAATATCCGGCCAGCATGGATTCAAAGCGTCTTCAGATCAGATATGCTGATCAAGGAGGCGTTGATAAGGATGGCGTCATCGAACTTCGAAGAGGTGTCAAAGATTTGTCTTTAGGCGAGTCTCATTATGCTCAGGTAAGAATTATGGTTGATGGCACGCACTATCTTAAAGGTATGGCTGTCTACTCTGATAATATGCCTGATGGTGTGGATGTGATCTTCAACACCAATAAAAAATCTGGAACGCCAACCAAAGATGTTCTTAAGAAAATTAAAGATGACCCGGATAATCCATTTGGTTCTCTTATTAAGGAACATGGCGGACAAAGTTATTATGACGATCCTAAAGGAAAATACACAGATCCAGTAACTGGAAAGAAGCAGTCTCTTTCGTTGATCAATAAAAGAGCTGAAGAAGGCGATTGGGGTGAATGGAGTAAAACACTCCCTTCGCAGTTCCTTTCTAAACAGAGTCTTACGCTTATTAAAAAACAGCTTGGTTTGGCAAAAGCCGATAAGCAGTCCGAATATGATGAAATCTGTTCATTAACCAATCCGACTGTTAAGAAAGCGTTACTGAAATCCTTTGCTGATGATTGCGATGCAGCAGCTGTGCATTTACAGGCAGCGGCGTTACCTCGGCAGAGATACCAGGTAATCCTTCCACTGACAACGATTAAGGATAACGAAGTGTACGCTCCTAACTATAAAGATGGAGAAACAGTTGCTCTCATTCGCTATCCTCATGGCGGAACTTTTGAAATCCCGATTCTTAGAGTAAACAATAAATTAGCTGAGGGAAAGAGCGTTCTTGGAAACACCCCTGCAGATGCGATTGGCATTAACAAAAAGAATGCGGACCGATTATCCGGAGCAGACTTTGACGGCGACACCGTTATGGTGATCCCATGTAATTCATCAAAGAGTAAGGTAAAGATTACTTCTACATCCCCATTAAAGGGATTGGAAGGATTCGACACCAAAGATGCTTATGGAGGAACTGTTAAGAAAGACGCTGATGGTGTAGATCATTATTATCGCAATGGTAAAGAGTATAAGATTATGAGAAACACCCAGACAGAAATGGGTAAAGTATCAAATCTGATTACTGACATGACGTTAAAAGGTGCTACACAGGATGAGTTGGCTCGGGCCGTTCGACACAGTATGGTTGTAATCGATGCTGAGAAACATAAGCTCGATTATAAGCAGAGTGAAATCGATAATGGAATCGCTTCTTTGAAGAAAAAGTATCAGGGAAATGTGGATTCCGAAGGCCGCTATCATGAAGGAGCATCAACGCTGATCTCGAGAGCCAAATCAGAGACTCAGATCCTCAAGAGAAAAGGGTCGCCAACAATAAACGAAGACGGTTCTCTTTCATATAAGTCTGTTAAGGAAGAATACGTTGATAAGAATGGAAAAATTCAGGTGAGAACCCAGAAGAGTACAAAAATGGCAGAAACAAAAGATGCCCGTACTCTTTCTTCAGGTACCCCCCAGGAAGAAGCTTATGCTGATTATGCTAATGCTATGAAGTCTTTAGCGAATCAGGCTCGTAGAGAGATGATGAGTACAGGAAAAATTGCATACTCAGCTTCTGCTAAGGCTACTTATTCTGAAGAAGTAAAGTCTTTAAATGCTAAATTGGATTTGGCTTTAGCGAATGCTCCTAGAGAAAGACAGGCTCAGACAATGGCGAATGCTACAGTTGCCGCTAAAAAGAAAGACAATCCGGATATGACAAAGGCCGAAGTTAAGAAAGCGAGTCAGCAGGCTTTGGCACAGGCAAGAAGTTCTGTAGGAGCTAAAAGAAGTAATATTGAGATTACGGATAAGGAGTGGGAAGCTATTCAGGCCGGAGCAATTTCTGAGAATAAACTCACACAAATTCTGAACAACACGAATACCGATACAATTCGTCAAAGAGCAACCCCTCGTGCAAGCACATCGCTGAGCACAGCGAAACAGAATCGTATTGCAGCACTTAGTGCATCTGGTTACAGCACTTCGGAGATTGCTGAGGCTCTTGGGGTTTCTTCTTCGACAGTATCCAAATACCTTAATGGAAAGGAGTGAACTAAGTAAGATGAGATTTGCACTCACAACTTTTGATAATCCTTATGATCCGTTCGAACAGTTCACTCAATGGTTCATGTTCGATGAGGAAAAAGGTTATCACACAACAGCTTATCTTGGTCGCATTGCAAGAACATCCGATCAGTTATCAGATGAAGAGAACAATCGCGAAGTTGAAAGAGCTATTGATGAGATAATTCGTTTCGATTTCCAGAACATCTATCGAAAGGTTACACGAAAATCAGAAACAAAAGAAAAAGTTTCTTGAAAATGAATTTTATCGGCAAACAAAAGCCGAAAACCGTCACCAGATAAGTAAAATGGGGTATAGGGGGGTGTCTAAAAAACATACCCCCACCCATATCGCGGCGGTCTTTAAAATTTCCCCGGAGGGTATTTTTGGAGAGCCTTTTACGGTTCCAGTATTTACAAGGGTCTATGATTCATGATATTTGCGGTGATTTCTGTGGGATCATCTCAGAGTTTGTTCTCCTTTCGTTGAGTAGCATTATCGTGATTTGTAGGTCCTTTTAAATACTGGAAAAGTGTTAATAAAGTAATAAGTAACAGATAAACAACTTATCGAAAGGAGGCATCAACTTTGAGGAAAACAAAGCAATCAGAGTCTTCTAGGATGATGCGTCCAGCATTAACACCAGAAGCAAGAGAAAATCAGCTTGTTTCTTTGGCTGTTGATTTAGCAGAAAAGCAGTTGCGAGAGGGAACCGCATCATCGCAGGTGATTACTCACTATTTAAAGCTTGGTTCCACAAAGGAGAAAATCGAAAAAGAGATTTTAGAGAAGCAAAAAGAACTGATAGAAGCAAAAACTCAAAATCTGAAATCCATTGAAAATTCAGAAAAGCTTTATGCAGATGCATTAAAAGCGTTTCGTGGTTATAGTGGCCATGGAGATGAGGTGGACGATGCGTAAATGCTATGAAGAATTATCACAGCTTTTAACTTTTAAAGAACGATACGAATATCTTCGATTGGATGGAGTAGTTGGAGAAGAAACGTTTGGGTTTGATCGATATCTTAATCAGATATTTTACAATTCTAAAGAATGGAAGGACATTCGGAGAAAAATTATCATTCGCGATAACGGATGTGATCTTGGATTGGACGGTTACGAGATTCGTGGAAAGATTCTTATTCATCATATGAATCCAATAAGGCAGCAGGACATATTGTTGCGAACCGATCTGGTTCTTAACCCAGAGTATTTAATCACGACAACTCTGTCAACTCACAATGCTATACATTATGGAGATGAGAAACTACTTTTAACAGTTCCGAATGAACGACAAAAAAATGACACCTGCCCATGGCGGCATTAGGAGGGAATTAACATGGATGAAAATAAAAAGCCACTTACTGGTGTGGTGGTAAATTGTATGAATTTGAATATTCGCAAAGATCCGACGCAGACATCAAGATCATTAGGAATCATCGGCTCGGATACAGTTGTAACAGTTTGCGATGATAAGTCTGTTTCCGGTTTTTATAAAGTCAAGACCGGAGATGGAATCAGCGGGTATTGCATGAGCGAGTTTATAAAACTCTGCTAGATGGAGGTGCGATCATGAATATTACAGATAGTGTACTGACATCAATCAAAAAATTACTCGGAATCGCAGAGGAGTATGAACATTTCGATGCGGATTTGATCATGCACATCAATTCTGTGTTCTCGATTCTTACACAGCTTGGTGTCGGTCCGTCCAAAGGTTTCATGATCGAAGATAAGAATGCAACATGGAAAGATTTCATTTCTGACGAATCCAAATACATGCTTGTCAAATCTTATATGCATTTGAAGGTCAAACTTCTTTTCGATCCGCCGATTAGTTCGGCAGTATTAGAGTGTTATAAAACACAAATCAGCGAGTATGAATGGCGTTTGAATGTTGCCGCGGAAAACAGTGACACTGATCCGGACGAGCCCGAGCATTATTCTGGATCATATGAAGTTACACCAAAGGCCCATCAAACTCAAACTTTGGATACATCTGGAAAAGTTCTTAGTGAGGATCTTGTTATTCACGAAGTTCCGTATTACCAGACGTCAAACAGTAGCGGTGGTGTTACCAGCTACATCGCAAAGGAGGGAGATTCAAAATGAATAACACCTATTTAGCACATCATGGAATTCTTGGAATGAAATGGGGAGTTCGAAGGTCAGAGGCACAGCTTGCTAGAGCCAGGGGGCACTCCCCCAAGTCTTCTGATGATAAGAATGAGGTATCAGCACGCAAGGCTGCCGTTAAGAATCGGCGAACAATGTCCGATGCTGATTTGAAGAAGAGGGTTGAGAGACTTAAATTAGAACGTGAGTTCAAGAGTCTTACTGAAGATGATATCGTACCTGGTAGAAAGTATGTTTCAGAAATTCTTTCTGCGTCGGGAAAGAAAGCGTTGACTATGGCCGCGGCCGGTGCAATGACCTATGCCGTTAAGACCGCAATGACAAAGGAATTCAACCTTAAAGAGGCCGCACAGTATATCGCAGCAAACCCGAATAAAAAGAAGTAGGAGAATAAAACAATGGCGTTATCGAACACTGCCGTCCCGAAATACTACGGCATGTTTCGTGATGCCGTAATTCGTGGCGAAATTCCGGTATGTCGAGAAATCGAGATGGAGATGAATCGAATCGACGATCTCATTGCAAATCCGGGAATTTATTACGACGATCAAGCGGTAGAGGGCTTTATCAGCTATTGTGAGAATGAGCTTACTTTAACTGACGGTTCGGATTTGAAGCTGCTTGATACATTTAAGGTTTGGGCTGAGCAGATTTTTGGTTGGTACTATTTCGTTGAGAGAAGTGTATATGAGCCATATGAAGATGGACATGGAGGGCATTACGTCACGAAGTCTATTCGAAAAAGGTTGGTTAATAAGCAATATCTCATAGTGGCCAGAGGTGCTGCAAAGTCAATGTATGGTTCATGCTTGCAGAATTTCTTCTTAAATGTGGACGTCACAACGACGCATCAGATAACCACAGCTCCTACGATGAAGCAGGCAGAAGAGGTATTGTCACCGATTCGAACAGCTATTACTAGATCAAGAGGACCTTTCTATAAGTTCCTAACAGAAGGATCGTTGCAGAATACTACCGGATCGAAAGCAAATCGAATGAAATTGGCATCCACCAAGAAAGGAATTGAAAATTTCCTTACTGGATCGCTTCTCGAAATTCGACCAATGCGAATCGACAAGCTTCAGGGTCTTCAGCTTAAAGTAGCGACAGTGGATGAGTGGCTTTCTGGCGACATTCGAGAAGATGTAATCGGAGCGATCGAACAGGGTGCATCTAAGGTAAATGACTATCTCATTGTTGCGATCAGTTCAGAGGGTACTGTTCGTAATGGTGCCGGTGATACAATCAAAATGGAATTGATGGACATTCTTAAAGGAGACTATGTCAATCCTCATGTATCCATTTGGTGGTATAAACTTGATTCCATAGATGAAGTTGCCGACCCGGACAAGTGGTTGAAAGCAAATCCTAATTTAGGAAAAACTGTTTCTTATGAAACCTATCAGCTCGATGTCGAAAGAGCGGAAAAAGCACCGGCTGCCAGAAATGATATTTTGGCAAAACGATTTGGGCTTCCTATGGAAGGATATACATATTACTTTACATATGAAGAAACACTCCCGCATCGTCATAGAGATTATTGGCAAATGCCGTGTTCATTAGGAGCGGATCTATCTCAAGGTGACGATTTCTGTGCATTTACATTTCTGTTTCCGTTATCCAATGGTTCATTCGGTGTTAAAACGAGAAACTATATTTCTTCATTAACTCTTATGAAACTCCCAGCAGCAATGCGAATCAAATACGATCAATTCATGAAAGAAGGAAGTCTTATTGTTTTAGAGGGGACTGTTCTTGATATGATGGAAGTATATGAGGACCTCGATAATCACATTGTTGAATGCGGTTATGATGTTCGCTGCTTTGGATACGACCCATATAATGCTAAAGAATTTGTTGAGCGTTGGGCTAATGAAAACGGACCATTTGGAATTGAAAAAGTTATTCAGGGTGCCAAAACGGAATCGGTTCCATTAGGAGAGTTAAAGAAACTGTCCGAAGAAAGGATGCTCCTTTTCGATGAGGATTTGATGACATTTGCAATGGGAAACTGTATCACTTTAGAAGATACTAACGGAAACCGTAAATTGCTGAAAAAGAGATATGAACAAAAGATAGATGCAGTTGCTGCGATGATGGATGCATATATCGCGTTCAAAGCAAACCGGGAAGCATTTGAATAGGGAGGTACAATCTATTGATAGCTAAGTTGATTGATAGTGCGTTTACTTTGCGTCCATACACTGTTCGAAAAGTAGCTAGAAACGAATCGACTGTTTTGATGCATTATGGCGTAAAAGGCATGAAATGGGGAGTTCGAAGAACACCGGAACAGTTAGCTCATGATAGAAATTCTATTCAAGCTAGGATGTCTAATC